CACCACCCTCATAATCATCGTTTAAAAATATTATACCAGAGACTTTATGTGTAGTGTCTGTAGTGTCAAAATCTGAATGTAAAATAGGGCCTGAGTCAAACTTATCTACATTATAATATAACCCTTTTATGTATCTAACTCCATCTAATTTAAATTTCCAATGTAAAGTATTTGCCAATTTAGTCGTAACCCAAGCTCTTTCTTCGATTTCTTTGTTCGGTATAATACATTTTGTAGTATCATAACTTTCTCCATGAAAGTCCCAAAATTCATTACCCTCGACTCTCGTGTCTACACCATTTTCATCGATATACTTTATCATATCATCACACTCTTTTTCCGATAAAAAATTATCTTTAATTATACTCCATCGGAAATTTGGATTTGGTTTAGACAAAATTATCTCCTACATAAAATTCTTGTATTGAATATCTCATACCATCAGTAACAGGTGAAACTCTATGTGATAAAAATGATGGGAAAACAATTAGTGAACCCTTTAATTTTGGAACCTTAACCCACTCATTTTCTTTATCCTTAATTCCAAATTGTAAATACCCACCCTCAAACTCATCATTCAACATAATAATACCTGTAAGTTTTCTTGGTTGTTTGTCATTCGGATTCATATCAATGTGCCAGTTATAATGGTCTCCCACACCATACTCAATATATTTTAACTCACCCTCAGGTTGTTCAATATTAAATTTAAATCTTTCATCATTAAGAAATTTAACTTTATTGAACATTTTTTCTTGTAACCAACTCCAATCTAATTTTGGATTACTTCTGTAATCACCTGATTGTTCTAACAAATAACTTTCTTTTGTTTTTCTGATTGAATCAATCATATGATTTTCTCTATCTTCTGCTGAATCATCAACCACACAACCACCAACAATATTTTCAAAAGCATTTACTTCATTAATAATACCTAAACATTGTCCCTCATCTAATATTGGTATTTGAACATATAAATTTTTCATCGAAATGTATCACCCTCCAACCAAGTTATAATTGAATATCGTTTACCTTTGGTTAATGGTGCAACTCTATGTGATAAGAATGATGGAAATACTAATAAACAACCTTTGGTTCGGTTACCTTTAAGTAACCCACTACCCTCTGTATCAGTTAAACCAAACTCGAAATCTCCACCCTCATAATCATTACTATCTGATAACTGAATGATACCAGTAAGTTTTCTCATGGAACATTCATGTCTACCATAATCGGTATGCCATTCATATCTACCACCAATACCATACTTTAGGAATCTGAGTTTATCAATACCCTCTACATCGTAATTGAAATATTGTATGTTTGCTATTTTTAGAGCGGATTCTACTCTGTTGAATAAGTTTGTATCATCAAATGGTTTTTTATATCTATCGAAAATAATATCTTTGTTAAGTGTTCTCCTAACATTTTTATTAATGATACCCTCTTCATAGTCACCAACTAATTGACCATCTTCTAAATCTTCGGTATCAAGTTCTTCAATAATTTTATCGCACTCGTCACCACTTAAAAAATTTTCTCTATATATAAGAAATTCGAACTTGTCATTCTTTTTCATTAACCCTCTTACTCTTTTCGTGGTAGATTGTGAACCAATATATCTGAACTGAAATATGTGTCAATATCTTCAACATCTAAGGAATAAAATGTTTCTTGACCTTGTTGGAATGATATTGAATCTATATTCTGTTGTGAACCTGTAACATCGAGAAGTTTATCATTTACACTTAACTCAAATGGCCATTTCCAAGACCATTTATTATCACTACCATATGAAAATACAACACCATTAGTATCATCTGCAATTACTTTCATTGTATCATTTATTAAATAATATGATTGTCCAACTTGTTCTGTTTTACCAACAACAACCGAACCACTAAATGAACCTGATAATGTTTCTTGAGTAAAGTGTCTAAAGTTTCCATCTTGTAATGACATACCAACTGGTTGATATGATTTAACTACATCACCAATTTCTACATCTTGTATTTGTTTTGATGAATCGTCATACATCTTAACAAGACTACCACTCACACCAAATGAACTTTTATTAACTGGATATCTCCATCTATCTACTCCACTATCTTTGTATAATTTACTTCTTTGTGAATTGTATTCATTTCTCAAAATATATGTTTCTTCTGGTGTAGATAAATAAACCACTCTACCTGATGATAAATGTGGGACATTAGAATAACTACCAGAACCGATTATAAATTTTTCTGTAATGTTTCCATTCGATACTGCGTTTATATAAGAATTACTTGTGTTATCATATGTATAGAAATCAAGTAAAGCTTCTTGTATACCATTATCTAACGATGATGATTTACTTATATAATCAGGATAATCAGTATTTGGTGTATATGATGAAGAATTGAATAATGGTATTAATGAACTTGACTCAGGTGAATGACTTACTAAGGTTCTAAAATTATTCTTAGATAATGAACCACTTATGAACTCATATAAATTGTCATTAGAATACCATGGTGTATCAATAAATAAATGAAAACTACCTGAGTGTTCTTCTAAACCAAATTGTTCGAAGTAAGTAGACAACCAAGTTTTATCATATTCAAAGTTAACTAATATATTGTTGTTTGCAAAACTTGAACTAATATATTGTTGTTGTAATTCACTTGGATTTTTTCTACCATCACTCACGGTCAACCCATAAACATAGGCGGTATGAAAACTTTGTGAAGATGCATAGTTACTTATCTCATTATATAGACCTTGTTGGTCTGAGATATTTCCTGTGATACCCACATTAGTATTCATTTCAAGAAAATAAATATCATTAGAACCCGACTCAACTATGTAATCTATACTACCAACAATACCAGCACGACTTAAATCAGGCCATCCACCTGCACTTCCTGTAATAAAATGAACTAAATTTTTAACTTTGTTTTCTACTGACATATTTTTTTCCTAACTATAAATATCAATCATCGGTGAAATCAATTACCTTTTTCCAACCAATACCTCTTATAACTAACCAAGTTCCAAGGTTCCAATCATCAGAGTATCCCCACCATTTTGCATATTGTTTTGATATTACATAATGAACTGATGCGATTAAATCTCTTGCATTCTCCACATTTCTATATTGTGGATTTATATAAAGGTGTCTCCATTCTTTGGTAGTAAAAACCCACAACCAACCTTTGATTTTATCTTTTGGTTTAAATAAAAATAATCGGTGTCCTTTTTTGAACCATTTACGAGCAGTTTCTAAATCCCACATTTCATCCCATTCAATTATGGTATTGAAATGGTCTATCTCTCGTTGTAAATCATCCCACTCATTATCAAACTCAGAAACTTTTGGTGATTGTCTAAGTTCGGCGTCATCTCTATGACAAGTAAATAATGCCACTATTCACCTTGTTGAATGTGACTTGTCATGTTCCTTGGAATGGTTCCACAATTACCACAACTAAATACTTGTATTGGAACAATGGCTTCTTTTCCTGTTGGTGAAACTAATGCAGATATTCTTTTAAGAAAGAATGCCTGTATAAAAGATGCATTCCCACATTCTTCACATTGTATTGTATCTGCCTCACCAATATCTATCTGTTGTTGTTGTGGTGGTTCTTGTCCCACGAATTTTCTATCTTCACTCATTTTATTTTCCCTATTATTTCTATGAACATTGCCATAATGTTAATCTCTTTATCCACAACTACTGCATCACTCTGTTGGTATTGTGATAGAATCAATATACATTCTGCCACATGACCTCTACCCCAATCATCTACGGTATCAAATAATAGTCTAAATAAATCAGAGAAATCTGTTACTTTTGAATCTGCCAATAGTTGTCTTATATTTTTAAACGAATTCTTTTTATCTTGTGTTTTCAAGATTTCTAATACTTGAACTTTATAATCATTAACAATACTCATTCCCTCATCAATAACCAACTTACCATCCACAACTTGTCTTTGTGCAGCATTGATTACTCTTCTTAAATCAGGAAAACCACTATTAACTATAGTTACAATATCATTAACATCTGCCTTAACTCCCTCTTTAGTTAATATATCTGATAGATGAACTGCCACTTGTTTTCTATCTGGTGGAACTATTTGAAATGATTGACATCTACTTTGAATCGGGTCAATGATTCTCTCAACATAATTACAAGTTAAGATAAACCTACAATGTTTTGAGAATGTTTCCATTAGATTACGAAGTGCGGCCTGTGATGCAGGTGTAATGTAATCTGCCTCATCTAAGATTATAACTTTTAAATCTGAGAATCCTATGGTTGATGCAAAGTTCTTAACTTTATCACGAACCATTTCAAGTTTTCTCTCATCAGACGCATTGATGTATAGATAATCACAATCTATATTTTTAACTAATAGTTTAGCGAGTGTTGTCTTACCTGTTCCCGCCCTACCATACAATAGAAGATGTGGTAAGTCTCCACTCGCAATATAAACCTCAACTTTACTTCGTAAATGTTCATTTCCGATGTAAGTGTCGAGAGATGTAGGTCGGTAACTCTCTACCCATAGGGAATTTTTAATTTCATCCATTATAACTTTCTCCAAATCCAAATTGGTTCACAAAATCTTTTATCTTTAGTCTCTTCTGCTCTTTCTATAGTAGACTCTTGAAATCTTTCATCAGATGCTCGTGCCATTCCTGCACCACCACTATTAGGTCTCTTTGCCATCTCCATACCAATACAACCTTGATACTCTGAATCATGTAGTGTTGATAAGAAATCATTCATGGGATTACAAATCTCTACCATGTTTCGTTGTCCACCTGTTCTTGCAAATACATCTGCAATATTCACTAATAAATATCCACCACTTTTGATAGAAGGCCATAATTTTCCTAATGTTTTCTGTAAAAAGTTTTTATTCCAACTATCAATATCTTTATATCTAACCCAACTTTGTGTATCATCATAACTATATCTCTCAACACTAAAGTATGGTGGTGATGTGAATACGGTATCATACATATTTTCTTTATACTCAAAGTCTTCGGCAGGATACTCTACAAACATACTCTTTTTATCAACCTCAAAGAATGTCCTATGTTTTTCATAGAATTGTTTCTGTTCTTCATAGATAGGATGATTTTCTTTTCGTGGGTCAATTCCCAAATAGAACTCACCTGTTTCACTTGCATAGAATCCTGCAAGTCTATCACCCCAACCTGCACTAAAGTCTAAGATACTCTTACTCTCTAACTTATCGTATAATACCTTTGCAACATTTGGTTTGAATTGAGAACAAATATACTTTCTCAATCCAATCATTACACGAAATGCACTCTTATCAATCTTAGGTAACTTCAGAGAGTATGCAGACCCAATCAAGGTAGTCATAAACTTATGACTTTCCCATGTTCTATGTGGGCCTGGTGCAATAGTTCCATCAACACTCCAACGATTCTTTTGTTGGAAGTAATTACTGGCATCATTACCAGAATTTAGTCTTCTGAAGTATTGTTGTTTACCCTCGTAAGTTAAATCGTATTTATATTCAGTTCCCTCACGAGCAAACCACTCTCCCTCAACGAGTATTTCGTTGTGTCTCATACCTTTTAATTTCTGTAAATCCTTTAAGGCATCCTTTTCAGATATATCCATGTATGGTGGTGGGTAAGACATCGCAACCTTTGCAAGACTTTCTCTTACATCTTGTTTATCAAAGGTGTTTTTGATGTAGTCCCACTCAACCTCATCTATGAAGAGATAAGGTTCCATATCATAGAATTTGTCAAAGTATGAGAGATACATTATTTAACTGCTTGTGTTGATACCAAATAATACTCTGATTTATATTTGTCAATATTGAAGTTTATCTTCGATAACCCTTGTGAAGAAACACTTAGAGTTGCACTTTGACAATCTGAATTTGCCTTCAATATAGATGCAAACATATTTGCATTGAAACTAATTGGTTCAATGTCTTTGTAAGTTTCTACTTCAACTGGTATCGTAACTCTGTTTGATGCCATAGATGAGTAGTTTATCACGACATTAACTTTATCATCAGATGTTAATATTGTAAATGTTTCTGCTTCAGGTAATGCACCTTTACCATTTACAAATGTCGAAATAAAATATGGGTCTACTTTAACTTCCAATTCAAACTCACTTGGTAAGTTTTTAAGTGCAGGTGGTGATGGGATAATCGATAAGTCACTCAACATATATTTTGTTGTTGTTCCTCGATTAGAATCTGTCATTTCAAGTGAAACGAATTTATCACCCATTTTTGATAGATTAACTTCAGAGTCTTCACCAAGAATTGATAATAAAGAAACAAGTTGTGCAGTATTATACACTCCTATCTCACTTGGTTCAAACTTGAAATCATCTAAATCAACACTACCAACAACTGATTTATCACCAGAGATAAATCTTGTAGATAATGTAGAACCATCAGAAGACCATTTGGTAGATTTAATCTCACCACCAAGATGATACTTCTCAATGAATTTAAGTAATTTACTTTTCATAACCATTTACTCCTATTGTTAATAATCTCTATATATACATATATACGAGAAAGTTCAAAATCAAAAAAATCTTTCAATACTTTGTGTTTTATCAACTACAGCCGACCAATTCAATGCCTTATAAAACATTCCAATCTTTTTACTCATGGCTTGTTCAAACATTCTCTTATGGTCAATGTGTGTTTTAATTAATTCTAAAATTTGTGGTGGGTCTTCATAACCCTTATAACCTATGGTGTCAAATCCAAACTCATTGTTCTTTAGATACACCCATTTAATCTTACTACCATTTGTAATCTTTTCATACTTTCTACCCTCATACCAATATTGTAGTAGTGAATTATAATTTATCGCGGCCTTTACATGAACAGGTGTTCCTT